TATCGGAGAAGAAATTAATCGAGAAGGAAATGGAAGCCCACCAACAGGAAACGAAACAACAGTTGTTGCAGAGTCTAACCGAGAGAACGAAACAAGAGTATCAGAAAGTACTACAGAAGAATCTCCTATTGAAGTTGAAAGAGAAGACATGCCTGTTAATGATGATGCTCAAGGAGAAAATGAAACAGTTAATACGGAAACTGAAGTCGCTACTGAAGAAGTAAATGAAACTGACAGAGAAACAGAAGCAGTCGATAGTGAACAAGGAGATGAAAGAACTGAAGTCGCTAGTACAGGAGGGCAAGATACCGAAAGCAGTAATGCGGAGGTGGAAGAAAGCAGGGATAGTGAGAGTCCTGGAGCAGTTGATACAACGATTTCAATAGAAAACATAGAACGCAAAGTTAATCAAACTCTTAAAAACGTAGATCAAAGATTAATAGCAACATCACTTATTGTGGCTAAAGCTATGTCAAATGATAAGATTTTAGACAGCTATAGCACTATAAATCAAAATATTTTTAACAATCAACCTATAATTGATGGAGGAGAGTATTATGAAACCCGAGAATATATTGATGATAGAAATATATATATTCAAAACCAAAGTAGCTATAATGACTCTATGGTTAAATATCAGACTACGGTTCAAGAAGCTGTTGATGAAGTTATAAGAGCACAAGAACATTTAAGGAGGATCCGTGGATATTAAAACAATAGCAACAGGCATAGGTCTTGTTATTACAATAGCTGGTCTATTTGTATATCAAGGTCAATTAATACAAAGAATAGATGTGCTTGAATCACAAAAAGCACCAAATATAAAACCACTAGAACAAGATATTGCTGTAATGAAAGCAGAAATAGCTGTTCTCCAAGCTAAAGTAAATGAAATGAAAGCTAGATCAGACAACCCATTAGGAGAATAATTATGATACCTATGGAATTATTGTCAATGTTAGCTAGTACAGTACTAGGTGGCATCATGTCTATTATGGCACAGAAAGGACAAGCCGAAGCAGAACGACAAAAAATGTTGATGCAACGTGCAGACTTTGCAGCGAAACAAACGGATAAAGCTAGAGAAGTTTCTGACCCACATACTAAACACACAAGGCGTTGGATTGCCTTAATGTGCGTATTCTCTATTATCGTAGTGCCAATCGTTGCTCCAATTTTCTCTGATGTTAATGTTGCATATCAAATTGTAACAGAAGCCGATAGTGGTTGGTGGATATTTGGCTCGACTTACGAAACATCATACTTTGAAGAAGGAAACACGATTTATATAACAAACCTACAGTCTCATACAATATTTTCAATCATTGGACTCTATTTTGGAGGATCTCTAACTAGAAAATAAACATGAATGATAAATATTTTTACGATAATTTATTAAAAGAATTAGAAGAACGTGAAAATTCTATTAAAGAAACTATTTGCTTTGGTGCAGTTATAGACTATACTGCGTTTAAGGAGATGAGAGCTAGACTTTCTGAAATCTCCAAAACAAAACAGGATTTAAAAGACCTGCTACAAAAGGTGGATGATAATGACTAAACCTCTTATTGTACCTAAACATGTTGCAAAAGAGAAACAAGAGAAAGCAAAAGGTGAGCTAGAAAAAGCTTATGTAAAACCTGACGATAGAGTTTTACAACCAGAAAAACTTTCACAATCTGCACTCGACAAACTCCCTCAACCTACTGGTTGGAGGATTTTAATACTCCCTTACCAAGGAAAAAAGACTTCTGATGGTGGAATAATAATTCCTGAAGAAGTAAGAGAACGTGAAACTGTTGGTACTGTGTGCGGTTATGTTTTAAGAGTTGGTCCACTTGCCTACCAAGACTATAGCAGATTTGGAACATCTGGTGCTTGGTGTAAAGAAAAAGACTGGGTAATTTTTGGTAGATACGCAGGAAGTAGGTTTAGAATTGAAGGAGGCGAAGTTCGTTTATTAAACGACGACGAAATTTTAGCTCGTATTAGTGACCCAAATGATATTTTACATATTTAATCAACAACATGGAGGAAACCATGCCAGAAGCAGAAGCAAAAACTAAAGAAACAGAAGAGTTAAGTATAGAGGTTGAAGAACCATCAGAAGACGCTTTAACTGACGAACCTGAAGTTGAGCAACAAAAAACTGTTGCTAAAACGGATGAATTAGAACCAAAACCAGAAGAATCTACAGAAGAGCTAGAAAAATATAGCGAAAATGTAAATAAAAGAATAGGCAAACTTACAGCTAAACTCAGAGAAGCTGAACGTCGTGAAAAAGCCGCGACAGAATACGCTCAATCTGTTCAAAAAGAACTAGAAGAAAACCAAAAGAAGACTTTAAATTTAGATAGTTCTTATCTACAAGAATTTGGAGATAGAATAAAATTTCAAGAAGAAGCTCTTAAAAGTCAGTTAAAATTAGCCATAGATAGAGATGATGTAGATAAACAAACAGAAATACAAAAAGCTTTAGCAGATTTAGCTGTTGATAACAATAGATTAAATTTTGCAAAATCTGAAAAAGAAAAACAAGAAAAAGAAACAGAAGTTAAACCTGAACAAAACACAGCTCAGGCTCAAGTTCAGCAACAACCAGACCCTAAAGCTCAAGAATGGGCTAATAAAAACACATGGTTTGGTTCAGATGAACCAATGACTCTTACTGCATTTAGTATTCATAAAAAACTAATTGAAACAGAAGGATATGATGGTAAATCAGATGAATATTACGCAGAAATAGATAAAAGAATGAGAGAAGAGTTTCCACATAAATTTGATGATGTTACTGAAACAAAATCAAATGGTAGAGCAACTCCTCCTGTCGGTGGAGCTACTCGTGGAAACCAAAGAGGAAATCAAGTAAAAATCAAGCTAAACAAATCTGAAGTTGCAATAGCTCGTAAACTTGGTATAACTAATGAACAATATGCGAGACAAAAGGCTCGTATGCAACCACAATCGTGAGGTATACAACATGACTGATAAGAACCCACGCTCTTCTCAAAGTAGAAGCAAAGAAACTAGATCCACTCCGTGGAAACCACCGTCTACATTAGACGCACCCCCAGCTCCAGAAGGATATTGTCATCGCTGGATTCGTGAATCCGTTATGGGATACGATGACAAAAAGAATCTTTCTGCTCGACTACGCGAAGGTTTTGAACTTGTTCGTGCTGACGAGTACCCAGAATTTGAAGCACCAACTATCCAAGATGGTAAACATGCAGGAGTAATTGGTGTTGGAGGATTGGTACTTGCTAGGTTCCCAATAGAAACTCGTAAACAACGTAGTGAACATTTTAAGAAGCAAACAGCTGATCAAATGGAAGCCGTTGATAATGATTTAATGAGGGAGCAACATCCATCAATGCCTATCAGTAAACCTGAAAGGCAGACTCGTGTAACCTTTGGTGGTAATAAAACCACTGAAAATGATAAATAGAGGAAATTTAATATGGCAAATATAGACTCAGCTTTCGGGCTAAGACCCTATAAAATGCTTGGAGCAGGAACAAACTCTAACGGTATTATGTCTTTTAAAATTCAAACCTCAAGTGTCGCTGGGACTTCTAGTACAATTTTTGAAGGAACTCCAGTCATTCCACTTGCAAATGGTTTGGTTGACATAGTAGGTAATGCTAACGGAGGCACTGTTTCTCTGCTTGGAGCATTTATTGGTTGTGAGTATACCGCTTTAGACGGTACTCCAACTTTTACAAACAAATGGCCTGGAACGAGTTCTGTAAAGAGCTCAACCGAGGCTACTGCTTTGATCGCGGCTGATCCTGATCAATTATTTTTGATCAATTGTGACGCGGCAGCGGCAGACTCAATCATTCATGCGAATGCAAATTTCGCAACTGCTACATCTGGTAACGCTACGACTGGAAAGTCTACTGCGGAACTAGCTGTATCAACAGCAAATACGACAAACACTCTTAACATGAGAATTATAGGATTTGAAGATTCACCTTCAAATGATGATGCTAGTGTTGCGGGACGTTTGGCGATAGTTCAACTTAACAATCACTTTTATCGTTACAATGCTAACAATACTGGTGCTGGTGTGTAATGGAGGTACAAAATGGCAATAAGTAGATCACAATTACTGAAAGAACTTGAACCAGGACTGAATGCTTTGTTCGGACTAGAATACGATAGGTATGATAATGAACATGCTGAAATATTTGACACCGAAACTTCAGATCGTGCATTTGAAGAAGAAGTTATGCTTACTGGTTTCGGTCAAGCTCCTGTAAAAGGAGAGGGAGCGGCAGTCACATTTGACTCCGCAAACGAATCTTTCACTGCAAGGTATACCCATGAGACAATAGCTCTTGCGTTTGCTATAACAGAAGAGGCTGTCGAAGATAATCTTTACGACAGACTGTCATCTCGTTATACTCGTGCTTTGGCTAGATCAATGGCAAATACTAAGCAAGTTAAGGCGGCGGCTGTCCTCAATAATGCGTTTGACAGCAGTGTTACAATAGGTGACGGAAAAGAACTCTGTGCTACAGATCATCCGACTGTAGGAGGAGGTAACTTCCGTAACGAATTGTCAACGGCAGCAGACCTTAATGAAACATCACTAGAGCAATCTCTAATTGATATTTCAGCTTTTATTGATGAAAGAGGCTTGAAAATAGCTCTGCAAGGGCGTAAATTAATAATCCCAACATCGTTACAATTTGTGGCGGAAAGGTTGATGGCTTCAAATTTACGAACTGCGACTTCCGACAATGACGTCAATGCGTTAAGAAACATGGGAATGCTTCCTGATGGTTATGTAGTTAATCACTTCCTAACTGACACAGACGCGTTCTTCATTAAAACTGATGCTCCTAATGGTTTTAAACACTTTGAAAGAAGTGGCATTAAAACTAGTATGGAAGGAGACTTTGATACTGGCAATGTTAGATACAAAGCTAGGGAAAGATACAGTTTTGGTGTTTCTGACCCAAGATGTGTTTTCGGTTCTCCAGGAGCTTAAAAACAAAACTTTGGATGGAAAGGGGGCTTTGGCTCCCTTTCTTTTTTGTAATAATGTGTATAGAATAAAATTCTAGGTAGATTAATTGTTTTATAGACTGACCTAGCAGACAAGCCAAGACTATAAAACTTATTTCCTTAGGAGGAAATTATGGCAAAATCAACTTTTTCGGGACCAGTTAAATCACTTGCTGGTTTTATCACAGCTGGAAGCACATCAGTAGTAGATCTAACACAAGACACTACTCTTACTGTTGAAGCACACGCTGGTAAGGTTTTAACTTGTAATGACGCAGACGGTAAGTTTACTCTTCCTTCCATTGTAACTACAACACCTACAGATCCTACAGACCCTAATCAACTTAATAATTTAGGGGCTAGTTTTTTATTTGTAATAGTGACAGCGGCGACAGATCTAGATATAAAAACAGACGGTACTGATAAATTCGTTGGTGGTTTATATACTGGAGTAAACAATGCTACAGGAAAAACATTTATATCAGGTGCTAGTAACGATGTAATTACTTTAAACGGCTCTACAAAAGGTGGACTCGCAGGAAGTATTATCAGAGTTACCGCTATGGCATCTGCAAAATACGCTGTTGAAGGAATAGTGCTAGGTTCAGGAACTCTAGTTACTGCTTTCGCTGACAGTTAATAAGGAGGAATAAATGGCTGACGCAGTTACTTCGCAAACCATTATAGATGGTCAAAAAACCGCAGTAATAAAATTTACAAACGTCTCAGACGGCACAGGAGAAAGTGCTGTTACAAAAGTAGATGTAAGTGCTCTTGCAAGTTTACCAGATGGCACAGCTTGTACTGGAGCAGTTATTGAAAGAATATGGTGGCAATGTATTGGCATGAAAGTGCAAATATTATTTGACGCTAGTTCTGATCAATTTGTAATAGAATTAGGTGAAAACCAAAGCGGTAATCACGATTATACAAGTTTTGGTGGTTTAACAAATAACGCAGGATCTGGTAAAACAGGAGACATTAACTTCACTACTGTTGGACACACTTCTGCTGATACTTACACAATTATTTTATATTTGAGAAAAGAGTACTAATGGCAACCACTAAAAATGTAAAAAGAACCCCCTCTGGAAGAATTACTTACAGAGGGGAAACTTTTGCTGGTTATAATAAACCTAAACGGACTCCTGGAGGACCAAAAAAATCTGCTGTACTTGCTAAAAAAGGCAGTCAAATAAAGTTAGTCAGATTTGGAGATCCTAATATGACTATCAAAAAAGATCAACCAGGAAGAAGAAAATCATTTAGAGCTAGACATAATTGTGCTACCGCAAAAGATAAATTTTCAGCAAGGTACTGGTCATGCAAAGCGTGGTAACCATGAAAGCTACAGACGTTGCTAAACTTCTAGAAAAACACGAAGCAGAAGCCAGAATTAGATTACAAGAAAATAATAGAAGGTTTCACCAACTTGAGAAAAAAATTGATAAATTAGATATGCGTCTTTGGGGTATCGCCATATTAATATTAGGAGTAGCATTTGCAGGAAAATTTATATAATGGTAATGACAAAAGCACAGATGAAAAAACAAATTACCAAAGCTCCAGGAAAAAGAAGGAAAAAATTAAAAATTCCTAAAAAATATTTAGCAGGATTAAGTGCAAAAGAAAAAGCAAAAAGACGTAAAGAAATAGAACGTAATAGGAAAAAATCACCAAGTGACAGTTCAGCATATAAATTCGCAACAGATTTTGACGCAAAGGGTAAGCGTCGTAAAACAAAATTATCTAAACACACCAAAGCTTTTAAAAGAAGATTTGGCTAACACAGGAGAAAATTATCATGGGATTACCAATAGGATATATACTTAAAGCAGGAAAAGAGCTCATAAAAGCAGGAAAAGACAAGAAAAAAGTAGAACAAATTAAAAAATCAATTGAATCTAGACTTCAGGCATTTAGTGAAGGTCGAATTGGTGCAAGAGACTTAAAGAAAAAAGGAGGGTCGGTAAAAGCTAAAAAACTGAAAAAACTGACACCAAAACAAAAGAAACTTGCTTCTATGACACCGCCTAGAAATAAAATTACTAGAGGGGATATCATAGCTATAGCTAAAAAGAATAAAGGTAAAAAGAAGAAGTAATGGCAAGAAAAGGTTTATACGCAAACATACACGCTAAAAGAAAAAGAGGCGAAAAAATGCGGAAAAAAGGAGCTAAAGGTGCTCCTACTGAAGCAGATTTTAGATCAGCCGCGAGAACTAAAAATGGCAAAAAAACAAGATCCAAAAGTAGGAACAGGAAAAAAACCTAAAGGAAGTGGTAGAAGACTTTATACGGATGAAAATCCTAAGGATACTGTGCCTATAAAATTTGCTACTCCAGCTGACGCAAGAGCAACTGTTGCTAAAGTTAAAAAAATTAATAAACCATTCGCAAGAAAAATACAAATACTTACTGTAGGAGAACAAAGAGCTAAAGTAATGGGTAAAACCCAAGTAGCTAATATATTCAAAAAAGGTAAGGATTCTATACGGAAACAAAGGAGGGCATAATGGCTTTAAGTGCAAGAACAAAAAAGACTTTAGCTGAAAAAGCAAAAAAAGCAAGAGCTAAAGGTAAAAAAGTAACAGCAGGACAACTCGCAAGAGTTTATAACAAAGGTCTCGCGGCTTATCGTACTGGACACCGTCCAGGAACTACACCTAGTCAATGGGCAATGGCTCGTGTGAACAGTGTCTTAACAGGAGGAAAAGCGGCGAAAGTAGATGCTCATATTTTTGGTAAGGGCAAAAAGAAAACAAAAAAATCATAGGAGACAATATGCCGTATTTAGTTAGTAACATCCCTCACTTTAATTGCTGGGTGAGAAAAGAGTTTACTCATAATCATGAAAAATACAGAGGAGAATTTATACACGCTATTGCTTTTGCTGTAACAACCATACCAGACAGAAGTTTAAGTTTTCAAGTAGTGTTTACTGGATGTGAAACTGACGATGACAAAAACCAAAAAAATATACACGGAGGAGCTATGTGGGCGAGGCTTCCTATCGCCGCCTTCGTAGGAGATTCCCCTTTTGAGGAGTGGCCTGAACGTATGGAAACTCATTTAGTACAACCTTGGGACTGTAGCTCACACTATCATTCTGTCGTAAAATTTGATAGAGTTACTTCAAGTCCATGGTATTGTAAAATTAACCATGAGTTTTACATTGGTAAATATATGTTTACAATAGATTATACAGAGTCTGAAATTGCTGATGACTCGGCTCAACATAAACAGAGCCATGTAATACAGCTAACAGACGCGGGAAAGTGGACAGGTAATATTGTCGCTTTACCAAACAACAGGGTGAGGGCTACCTCTCCTGCCATGTGGGAAACTGGAGAAGGTGCTCCAGATTTCAAACCTAGCCAATGGGTGCTTACTGCTGAAAGTGATGAAAGCTATATGGATCCATCGGTAACTTTTGACAACTTATATGCAGAAACGCAGGAGAAAAAAGATGGCAAGAAAAAGTAAAAACGGCACTCGTAAAAATGCAATGGGTGGCGGAATGATGAAAAAGAAAAACTATGCTAAAGGTGGTATGGCGGGAAATTCAAAATATGCTATAGCTGAGCAAGAGCTAATAGAAGAAAAACTCAAGAAATCTCGAAATAAAAAAGCTGGAGGTGGTATGATGAAAAAGAAAAACTATGCTAAAGGTGGTATGATGAATAAGAAAAATTATGCCAAAGGTGGTAAAGTTATAAAAGGACCATATAGTTAAGGAGTAATTTATGGCGACTTCTGGGTCTACTAATTTTGAGCTTGATGTAGCTGATTACATAGAAGAAGCTTTTGAACGCTGTGGTTTAGAAGCACGAACAGGATATGATTTAAAAACAGCAAAAAGGTCTTTAAATCTATTATTAGCTGATTGGGCAAATCGTGGTTTAAATAGATGGACTATTGCACAGACTACTACTTCAATCAGTTCTGGTACAGCTTCTTATAGTTTAGGTGCAGACACTATTGATATATTAGATGTTGTTATACGCACAGGCACAGGTACAAATCAAAATGATCAAATACTAACCAGAATTAGTAGAAACGCTTTTTTAAATATTCCAAATAAAAACACTCAAGCAAAACCTAGTCAGTTTTATGTAGATAGACAAATTACGCCTACAATAAAACTATGGCCGACACCAGACGCTAGTTATTCTATTGTTTACGATAGACTAACTCGTATGGACGACGCAGATACTTTTATAAACACTATGGATTTACCTTTTAGGTTTTATCCTTGTTTATGTGCTGGGTTAGCTTATTACATAGCGTTGAAAAAAATGCCAGAAAGAGTGCCTTTGTTAAAAAGTGTTTATGAAGAAGAGTTTAAAAGAGCGGCAGATGAAGACAGAGATCGTGCTAGTTTAAAACTTACACCAAGCAGGGATTACTATACAAGATCATGACATACGCAGTTGGTAGAAAATCGTTAGGAATATGTGACAGATGTGGATTTGAATATCGTTATTTAGAGTTACAAAAAGAATGGAATGGCTTAAAAGTTTGTCCTCAGTGTTATGAACAAAAACACCCACAACTAGAACCAAGTCCTCCACCTCATGAGCCAGAAGTATTACATGAACCACGCACAGATAGAACAGAACCTCAAACTGTTTTTGTAGGACAAACTATTTTTAATATAAATAAACCTTTACAAGCAATTATTCAATTAGGAACAGTGACGGTGACTATATCATGAGTTTTACTTTTGACCAATTAAAACAAGCAATTCAGGACTATACTCAAAATACAGAAACAACTTTTGTAAATAATTTAGATGAATTTATTAGATCAGCGGAACAAAGAATATTTACAACTTGTGATTTAGAAATTTTTAGGAAAAACCAAACAGGATCAACCACAGCTGGAAATCAATTTTTACAAGTACCCAGTGATTATTTAGCTTCTTTTAGTTTGTCTGCATTAAATTCAAGTTCAAAAGAATTCTTAGAACAAAAAGACGTAAACTATGTAGAAAGTTTTAATCCAAACTCTTCTACAACAGGCACACCTAGATATTACGCAGTTTTTGATATAGAAAACTTTATACTAGCCCCTACACCAGATAGCGTATACACAATGGAATTACACTACTATTATAGACCCAATAGTTTAACTTCAGGGTCAGCAAGTGGTACAACTTGGTTATCTACTAACGCACCCAACGCTATGCTTTACGGAACTCTTGTAGAAGCATATACTTTTATGAAAGGTGAAAAAGATTTAATGGATTTATACAATGGAAGATTTATTGAATCTTTAACAAGACTAAAAGATTTAGCTGAAGCTCGTGAAAACGCTGACGCTTATCGTAGGGGTCTTCCTGATAAAAGGAGAACATAATGTTTGACGCATCGTTTCAATTACCAAAAGAACCGATTGTAGAAGTAAAAACAACTAATAATAGAGGTTTTACTCCTGAAGAAATAGCAAAACGTTGTGCTGAAAAAATTATCTGTATTTCAGATAAAGCTAATCCAGTGATTCAAGAACAAGCAAAAGCTTTTAAAAATCAAATAGAGCAAGTGTTGGTTCTTTATATGCGGGAAGCAATTAATAGTGATCGCACTACAATTTATAATGCCTTGTCAAATGCAGGACATGAAGACTTGGCTAAACTTATAAGGAGACTATAAAATGGCAATAACTCAAGCAATGTGTACTTCCTTTAAAGTAGAATTACTTCAAGGAAAACACAATTTTACCGCTTCTTCAGGACATACTTTTAAATTAGCGTTGTTTACAAGTAGTGCTTCTTTAGGAGCTAGTACAACAGATTATTCTACAAGTAATGAAGTTTCAGGAACAGGTTATTCAGCAGGAGGTTCTGCTTTAACTTCTGTGACACCAACTTCTAGTGGAACAACTGCTTTATGTGACTTTAGTGATTTAACTTTTAGCTCAGCAACAATTACTGCTAGAGGTGCTTTGATCTACAACACAACAACTGGTGGTGGATCTGGTACAACAGACGGAGTAATTGTTTTAGATTTCGGTGGCGATAAAAGTTCTACCGCAGGAGATTTTACTATACAATTTCCTACTGCTGACGCTTCTAACGCGATTATTCGCATAGCGTAACACTATGTCCAATTTAGCTGGATGGGGTCGTGGTTCATGGAACGAAGGAGCATGGAACGAAGGAGTTTCAGTTAATGTTACTGGTGTTTCAGCAACAGGTTCTGTAGGAACAGTAGGTACAGAGTCTGCCTACAGTGTAACTGGTGTTTCAGCTAATGGTTCTGTTGGAACAGTTAATGTTTCTATAACAGTTAGCGTAACTGGTCTTTCTGGAACCACAAGTATTAACAGTATTGTTGTTAATGCAAATGCAAATACTTCAGTAACGGGATTGTCAATTTCCTCAAATATTGGTACTGTTACTGTAATCGGGGTTGCAACTGTAAGCGTTACTGGAGTTTCAGCCACAGGGGGTACAGGCGTAATAAATGTCTGGAATATTATAATCCCAAATCAAACTCCAAACTATACAGAAGTAAATCCATCACAATCAGCTAGTTGGTCTGGAGTAAGTCCATCACAATCAGCTAATTGGAAAGACAAAGTAGCATAGGAGTAATGAATGCCAAGTAGTTTTTCAACAAATTTAGGAATAGAAAAACCAGCGACAGGAGAATTATCGGGTACTTGGGGGAACGTAACTAATTTTAATTTTGATATTTTTGATAGAATTGTAGGGTTTAAAAGTGTAACTCTATCTAATACTTCTTCTACTTTAACAGTTAGAGCAACAAGTCCAAGTTCTGGATCTAGTAATGTTCAAGACGGCATGTTTCGTGCAATTAAATTTGTAGATGGAGGAGACATTGGTGGCACAGTTACTTTAACAATTAGCCCAAATACTTCTGCTAATTTATTCTTTTTTCAAAATTCTTTAAGTGGTAGCCGAGATATTACAATAACTCAAGGCTCTGGGGCAAACGTTACAGTAACTAATGGACAAACTTCTATCGTTTATTGTGATGGTGCTGGATCTGGAGCGGCAGTTGTTAGTATTAGTGATAATTTGAGCATGTCTAATGCTAAAATAACAGGTGGTTCACTTTCAGGTATCACTAGTTTGGTAGTTGATGATTTAACAATAAATGGTCAAGATATTTCAACAACGGCAAGTAATAAAAATATTACAGTAACTCCTCACGGTACTGGTGTTTTTGAAGTTAAAGGAAATACTAATGAAGGAACAATACAACTTAATTGTGAAAATAATTCACATGGTGTAAAAATTAAAGCACCGCCTCACTCTGCTGGTCAATCTTATACATTGACTTTACCGCAAAGTATCACGAATAATTATTATTTAAAAACAGATGGCTCTGGAAACTTATCGTTTGCAGAGGTAGCAACAGAAACTAAACCAACAGTAGCAGATGTTAGCCAGACAATCGCACCAGCGACTGCAACAACTATTAATATTACAGGCACAAATTTTGTAACTGTACCTATTGTTGAATTTATAAAAACAGATGGATCTATTACCAGACCAAACTCTGTATCATTTACAAGTGCTACTTCATTATCTGTAAATGTAACTTTAGCATCTGGAAACTATCATGTACGAGTAGAAAATCCAGATGGTAACGCTGGGCGTAGCACCAACGATATTATTACAGCAAGTACAGCACCTACATGGAGTACATCAGCTGGAAGTTTAGGAAGTGTAGCTGCTGGAGATTCTGTTAGTTTAGATGTAGATGCTTCATCAGATTCAACAGTAGCGTTTAGTGAAACCACAAGCGTACTTACGAGTAACTCTGACACACCAGCATCTACTATGAATTTAACCCTCAACTCGTCTACAGGAGCCATTACTGGCACAGCTCCTAGTCCGACAAGTGAGACCACATATAACTTTACCCTACGAGCAACAGATGCAGAATCGCAAACAGCAGACAGA